GATTAGCTTTACTTATTACCCGAGATCTATTGGTATGACTGGGTTCTCAACATTCTCAATAGGTGGCGCCACAGATAGCGCCAGAATGATGCGCGGAAACCAACTACCGGGCGTGCCTGATGCGCGTGTGTTTCCCCTAAAACCCAGTGCCATCCGTTAGTTTGTAGAACTAACGAGCCTTCCGAGCACCCCCTTGGGGGGGTAGCGGCCCTCGATCAATCGATATAAGGCTTCAGACATTTCTGTCAAAATTCATGACTTAGCCTTTTGAAGGGCATAACAGGCTTTACACGTAACTTCTGTGATGGGATAACGGGCATTAACAATGACATCAGCACCACACACCTTACAAACAAGGATTTTAACTGGATCTAGCTCCACTCCATAGCCTCCGCTACCAAAGGAAATTGTTCAACTACAAGGTCTTTACACTTATCTGCGATCATTTTATGTTCTAACTGTGTACCATTAGCGGTACGAAGCTCACAATAATGTAACCAAGACCTCAACGTACCATTCATGTATAACTTAGTAGGAGTACAAAGAGGTAAGACCTCTCTTGCACATTCTTTAGCTACACCCGCTTCAAGCATCGATTGATAAATGTCAATGCTTTGTCGAAAATGATGTTGTAATCGTACCTGGAAATGCTGTAAGGTAAAAGAATCGAGATCATCTATACTATTTTGACGGTTTACAGGATCTTGTCTACGTAATTCAGGAGTACCAACAGGTTCAGTCACTTGAGCATACCGTTGACTAAACTCTTGAAAAGAGAAGCTACGGTGACGAAGTAATTGAGCAGCGATACTACGAGTAGTATTTATTTCTACACACATATTAACCATCTCAAAGGGAGACCAATGTTTATGTGTAATGAGATATTTAATCAGACGTGCACTGGTCTCAGTGTTGTTTTGATTATTAGGATTAGACACACGAGCCATATAGGCTACGAGGTTATCTGCATCAGGAGTAGAATGGATTAGTTTTACTATTGACATAAAGGGTGGGAATCAAAGAGTTGATAAGTAGAAACACAAAGCGTTTCCAAAATCAACCAGGAGTTAGTAAAAGTTAAATAGAATGTGTCTTTTATTTATCTTATAGTTGGGCGGTACTTACAGAATGTCCGTCTCACTTCGTTCGACCTGGACATTAATAAAGGGGTAGGATTGTCTACCCCGAAGGGTACAGGGAGTCGAGTCCACCCTCTCTTCCCCCTGTATAAGGGTCGGGTTTCGTCTAAACCCAGTTAGGGACTGAGTTTTTAGATATTCCTTGAGCTTGTCTTCTTTGGTCTAAGTTCAAGCCTAAAACCATGTGATTAGCAGCTGCTTCAGGGTTATCATTCCACTCTTCAAGCATGTGATTCCACTCTTCAAGTTGACGTTCTTTAACCACAGCTTGAGCTGAGATAGCCAAAGCATCAGTAAAGTATTTAACACCTTGAGCTAGACAGTCAATTCTGTCATCATGTCTAACTGCACCTTTTTCTTTACACATTCTACTCATTTGATAGAAGAGCATATACATGAGGCGACGTTCGGGAGCTTCATCAGGATTAGATTTAAAGTCCCATTCAACGACTGATTTGTCTATAACAAGGCGGTGTTGGTTGAGTACAGGTTCAAGCGAATCAATGATTCTGTCTTCCTTACGAACGTTGGCACGGACCTCCTCGATGTCAATGGCTTGTCTGCTCTGAACGAGGTGTTTCTTGAACAATTCGCAAACAATGCCATCACCAAAATTAGTTTCAATAACGAGTTTCGTGACACCATATTTTTTACAACCTTTTAGAATGTCCAGGAGTGTTGTGTCTGAGTATCCATCTCTGTAAGCACGCATTTCGTGCAAGTACAAATAACCATTTCGTTGGGAGATATAAGCTGCTGTTGTTTCATCTGTTCCACGACCCGACGGGTCAACTGAGCAGATTGTCTCGGAGTAAGGGTGCCATTCTCCTTGGAGTTGCATAGGACTATAGAAATAATCTCCAGGTAGTCCGACAGTAGGTAATTCTTTGATGACGTTTTTGGGATCGCTACACCAGACAACGGAGTCAGGAGCAGTAGTAGGGTTGACGCTAGTAACGATGAGGTCAGCACATTTAAGGGGAAATTTCTCTGCATCACTAAGGGTTGTGTCTAATTGGAACTGCAACATGAAGTTGCTACGACCCATAGAGGCTTCACGTTCTAATAGGTCTTCATCAGTAAAACGATCAGGATCTGTTGCTTCCCACGGTTGCTTACCGTTATCAATGTCAGCCTGCAGCTGAGGGGCTAGAAGACCCTCGTAATTAGAAAGAGACCGTGGAACACGTGCGGGCCAAACAAAGGGTCTGTAGTTCCTTTCAGCAAGCTTTCTGTAGACAGTAAATGTAGTTTGGGGAGTACCCAAATACATAATCCTACTGTCTTCTTTAGGTGTAAGGATTGACTCTGCTTCTGTACAAAGTTGAAGTAGTTTCTCCCTCATAAATTCTGTCATTGAGTTACCAGGAACTTCAATGTCGTCAAGAATCATGAGGTCAGCACGGCTACCAGTAAGTTGACCAGTGATTCCCACTGATTTAACAGACGGAGCTTGGTGAGGACTGCAGTTAACGTCAAAAGAAATACGGGACCAACGGGCGTCATCAGATTTAGGACGCAAATGAGAAAGCCAAGGTGTTTCAATAATTAGTTTTTGTAGGAAGATAGACATGTTGTCAGCCCGCTCTTTTGAAGCGGAGATGATCATGATCTTCTTTTCGGGGTTATTAAAGAGAGTCCAAAGAACAAAAGCACCAGTAATCCAGCTCTTACCAACTCCCCGAAATGCCTGGATCTGAAGACGCTTTGGACCATGTTGAATGTAATCTGCAATTGCATATTGAGCTTTAGTTGGGGAGGGTAGATCTAGTTGGGACCACAAAGCCTGCAGAAATAGCTTGAAATCGTCCTGTAAGGCGGTTAAAATATTTGACATATATTACGGCAATCTAATCGTAGCTCCAGTGAATAATGGATCTATGGAAACTGTTCTTCCACCAAAAGGTATTTCATCGCCAGGGTTATTAAAACCTGAATCAGGAAAAGCTGAAGAGTGTGCTGATATAAAAGCGTTTACAATTGGAGTTCTTTTTATAGAAACCTTAGGTTTAACAGGTTTAGGTTTTGCTGGTGGACTGTATCCAGGTAACAACCTCCCAGATTCGAGGATACGTGCAAAAGTCGGCGATTGATTACGAATATTCCGCAAAAACTGTTCTCTACGTACAGTAGCAGCGTCTAACCTTGCATTGTTCTGTCTAGCAGTAATACGCGAAGAGTCCGATGCAATTTCTGCAGCTTTAGCTCTTACAACTTTAGGATTAGGAGGAGCTACATCATTAAACTCCATTCTAATGAGTGATTGCTTACTAGTTGGAATGTTATTAGAAACCATTTCCTGTCTAGTAGGCAACTTATCTGATTTAGCTCCATTAATAGGTGGAGGCAAATCAACCATGCTGCGGTAGTTTTCACCGGCAGAGTTAAATTTTGATTTATGAGGATTAAAATGATCGTTCTGTGAACCTGGGGGTACTGACCTTATTTGAGCGCGATTACGCTCAACATATCTATCGTAAACAAAATTAGATCGTTCAGCAGAGTAACCATTTCGCTTACCAAAATCTAAGAACTCCTGCCTTGAGGTAGTAACAGTGGTTTCATTACGTACTGTGTTTCCTCTAGTTGCCTTACGAGTAGGTCCACTTTGAAATTGAACTTTATTATTTATCTGACCTTTGGCTTGGAACAAAGTTCCTGGATCATCTTTTGTAGGCAAAGTGCCTGTAATATTATTTCTGCCGGGTTGATCACGCCAAAAAGGTCTACCATGAATTTTAGTTAGGATTTCAGTTAAGCGTACATAATGATTACCCTTAGACTTCATCCTTTGCCATAGCTGGGGATTATTTTTTATCCATTCATTAGCTTTAGCTGTGTACTCTCGACGAGTTAATTTAGTATTAGGAATATCCATTAAAAAAGCCGCCCCATAAGGAGCGGCGGATATAAAGTTGCCTTAGTGCAACTATTGTGTATGCTTCGCTAACACGTATTCACGTAAACGGTTTACACCGAATGTCATACGCATAAAATCTAAGTAGTGTTGACTTGCTTTTTCCTGATTACACTTGATGCACGCTGGAACAACATTTCTGTAGTCGCCACCTCCGTGGCAACGAGGATGCACGTGATCAAGAGATAGTTCATTAAGTTCATAAGTTCCTCCGCAATAGACACATGTACAGTCAAAATGTTCTTTGATACTGCGCCTCCAAAGGCGCTTAGCTTCAGAGGATGACATGGCTATTAGGTTGTATAGATAGTGATCAGGAGTTGGAAGCAAGGGTGTCATTAAGCAGGTCTATATCGGTTGTTATTACCGTGCCCATTACGTGCACGGTTAATCTTCATCGATTCACGACGGAGGTTACCTTTACTGTCGTGTGACATATCAGGACCACCTTTGCCGTAGACACCAGCTTTACGTCTTGCTTTATTTAGTTTGGATCTGTATGCAGATTTCCCAGGCTTCTTGTTGTACTCACGCATGTATGAGCGATGTTTTTCAGCTGCCTCGGGATTTTCCGCATAGTATTGAGATGTTTTACCTCTTGCCATACAAACGACTTTGTACTAGTTCAGGATCTACTTTTGGAAGTATTGTAGATAGTTTGTCTAATGGGTTACCTTCATAAGCAACACCAGAGATATCATTTTTGTGTAGCCAATCACAAGCTGCTTTTAGGTCTTGAGCTGAGGCTTCACCACTTTTAATGCGGTTAAGAAACTCAGTCGTAACTAGATTATGTAGCTCATTAAATTGATCTTCAGTCGCTTTCTTTTTTGACACGGCTTTTTCTAGTCCTAGTTTTTTTTACAACTGGTGCTTCAATTGAATACCAAGTTTGACCGGGTTCATGCATTAGATGCGATTCAGCTTTAATTGCTTGAGCTTCCGTTTCATAAGTACCAATTACTTTTTGACGGCGGAGATCTATAAGGTTGTAAGACATTTAGCTATTTCTAAGAACGATTTGATCTAATTTATTTTCAATACGTACCATATGGTCTTCCATACGATCAACCATTGACTGTAAATCAGTTTTAGATACGTAGTCCTGAGCAACGCCCAGTTCAACGCCGTCAATACGGCGATCTAAACCACTAATACGATCATGTACGTTATTGATTCGTTGGTGTAGTCGGTTGTTGAGTGCTGCTCCCGCCGCTACCGTTGCTATTGATAGTGTTACTAATGCTTCTAACATTTGTTATTGAGACTATAGGTACGACATCGTGACAGAGAACTTCAACACGACTGCCAGGTCTAAAAGTAAACCCAGCTTTCATTATTTCTGTACATTTAAGTGCACGAACTAACTCATAATCAAGACGCATCTTTTGTTCGTGCCTGCGTGCAATGCTTTTACATAACTCAGTCATACTGCCGTCTAAAGGTACAGCAAAACTAAGTTGCATCCCCCAATTATTAGTACGTGTATAACCTTCGTTTTCAAATGGTATAACATCATTACCCATATAAAATGGGCTTAGATTCATTGTTGCACCATTGCAGCTGCTGTTAGCGGCAAAGTATTGACGAGATGGTGCTCCATTATTTTGGAATTGCACCGCCTGGTTAGTGACGTTACCGGTTGCAGCAGCTACAGGGTTTGAAGTGTTTTGAACCTTAGGGTCATCATCACTCGCAAGAGCAGGGCTTATTGAGAGAAGACCGATAAGGAAGTAATAGTAGAGACTTGATTGATGGTTTCGTTTACGAGACTGTCTTCTATTAGACCCGCTGCTCGTGTGACAATCTCTAGTTGAAATTGCTCCCCTGCGTTGGTTACCGCATAAGTTGTTGCTACGTCTGCAATATCCCCGCTGGGAGTTACGTTTGTTCCAGACCATGATGAATAATCACCACCATAGATATTGGTTGCAACACTGCGTGTTATATCAACGGTAGTATTTGTAGTGGATTGCATGGACCCCTGTGTAAAGTTAGGGGTAACTTGTTGTGCTGCAGCTGGTGAGGCGCTAGCCAACACCAAAAATAAAATAAGGCGTTTCATTCGTCTTTCTTTTTAGTATCTGGTGGTTTTTGGTTAGCATTTTTTGAATTTGAAGTAGTCAGCCCAAACGTAGCCAGTGCTCCTGTAAAAACACTAGCTACAAATGTAATATCACCACCACTTTGACCTTTTTTAATCATAGGTAGGTCAACGTAGTTAAGTGTAATAATAAAACCACTCCATATCACAACACCTAAACGAACAAAAGTACCGAGGATTTGAATTTCATCCTCAGTATTTTCTTTGATCTTTTCTAAGATGTTTTTGGGTTTATCTTGTTCGATAATTTTGTCCATGCTGTTTTCAGTATGGGTTTAATTGCATTAACGGTCCATTTAAAGACCGAGGTTGCTGTGAGGGTGGCTGCAACAGAAACGGTGGCGGTTGTACCAGCCGTTATAAGAATCTCGTTACTAGGTAACGGAACCTCCTTTTCAACAAACGGAATAGTTATCTGTCTAAAGTCAGGAGGTTTTATGTTAATTGGAGGTGGTTTAGGTTTAGGTTTAGGAGCTTCATCTTTTGCCTGACCTTCAACTCCAGGAGGCGGTCGGAGGTCACTAGGAGGGACTACAAGGGGCTTGTAACTCGGTATCTGTGCTCTGGGTACTTCAAGTACCGGAGCAGGCATTGTAGGAGCTTCTGGAAGGAGCAGGCTGGGAAAGATGGGCGGTTCTGCCCACTCCATCAGACCTCACCAAAAAGACCACGCTCAATAAAGTCAACGGCTTGATCGTCAACTGTATTATCACTCTTTTCAGCCAATGCACGCAAAAGATCAATAATCATTCGCTTAACTTGTGTTGACTGCAGAAACGAAAAAAGAATAGGACGGATAAGAGTAATCATTATTCAGAGGCAGTTACTGGTGTAGGAGCTTCACCGCTGTTAGCGGTATAAGCACTCAAGGTTTGTTCATATGCTTGCTGCTCTTTAGCTCTAGTGATAGCAGCGGTAAGTTCTATAGCTGTATTAGGGAGCTGAGCTTCAAGCCATTCAACAGCTTTCTCTTCGGTTACTTCTGCAAGAGGAGTTTCACCGTAGGGTTCAGCAAGTTTGAATTGATTAGAGAGTGAGCCATCTTCATTAGTGAAAGCCCAGTTAACAGCGACAACCTTTTCGCTGCTGTCTACGATCATTTGTGAAATTGAAAACATATTTAGAGAAGTGCAAGTGCAGTGTTAATTGCTGATTTAAGATCAGCAACGGTTGTAATTGATGTGTTACCCATAGCAGTAGTAAGGCTGTTTTTAAATGCAGTAATGTTTGAAGCCGTGATGCTGCCATCATTTTTAACTGAAAATTTTTCACTATTTCCGAAATAGACAGCCAGAGATGTTTGACTACCTGAAGTTACACCAGAGGAACCTTGAATAATTAGCTGACCGCTGCTATAAGCTGTGATACCTTTTGCCGTTGCAGCATTGCTTGAACTATCAAACGCAGTATGTTTGATGTCGCCAGCCGTAGAGATGCTGCCGTCACCATTAATAGTAAGGACTGTACTATTTGTCGTGTAATGGTCTGAAGTCCA